CGCAGAACTTGCTGAACATGATGATTTGAAGATGGTTGCTGAGATCAAAGACCTTGGGTTGGTTGATATTGATTTTGATTTGATGGGGTTGGATAACTTCGATTTTGTTTTGGATGAAACATTTGAGTCGCAAGAACAAAACACTTTGCGTCCAATTGAAGAAAATCGAAAGTGGAAAATTGAAGTTCAGTTTCCAACCGAACTTGAAATGCGAAATGTTTACGATGAATTGATTTCAAGAGGATATCTTGTAAAGGAGATCAAATAGCTTGTTGAATTATGGCATTCCCTACATGGGCTCAAAAAACAAGATTTGTGATCAGCTGATCAAAATTTTTCCGAAGGCTGAAAATTTTTATGATCTTTTTGGTGGTGGATTTTCTGTAACCCATGCCATGTTGATGTGGAGAAAAGAAGACTACAAGGAATTTCACTTCAATGAGATCAGACCTGGAATCACGACCCTGATTCAAGATGCCATTCATGGAAAATACAATTACGAAAACTTTCAGCCAAAGTGGGTCTCAAAGGATGAATTTGACAGAGGACAACTTGATCCAGTTAGCAAACTTCTTTGGTCATTTAGCAATTACAAGCGTTATATTTACAGCGAACAAATCGAGCCATACAAAAAATCTTTGCATTATGCCATCGTCTTCAACGAATTCGATGAAATTGCAAAAATTACCCTTGGACTGGAAAAATTCGATGAGAAATTTTCGATAACAGAGAGAAGGCTTTTTCTGAGAAATCGTGTTTCTGTTTTGAAAAGAACTGGCGTGTTAAAATCGCTTTACAAATTTTTGTCAGGAAAACAAGTTAATGATGGATATTGGACAAATTTGATGCGATTGCAACAACTCGAGCAAATTGAAAAAATTCAAAATTTAAATCAGCTTGCAAAGCCTGACATTCTGCAATGCCTGAAATTCTACAGCGTAAGCTTTGAGGAAGTGCCAATAAAATCAAACTCAATCATTTATTGTGACATTCCTTATGAAGGAACAGCAGATTATGATGACAACAAAAACTTTGACCGCAAAAAATTTCTTGATTGGGCGCATGAGCAACAAAACCCAGTCTTTATCAGTGAATATCAAATCAAAGATCCAAGATTCAAACTTGTCTTTCAAACAAAAAAATTTTGTTCTTTCTCCAGGGACAAATTATATGCTGGTCATAGGATAGAAAAAATGTTCGTGAATCAAGCTGGATTCAAAAAATTGATGGAAGAAAAAAATTGCAAACAAAATTAAAGAATTGTCTTGATGCGTTGGACGCACACTGACATTATCAAAAATATATGGGAAACAAAGCATCTAGCAGAACCATTTATCGACCAGAATACGCAGAAATTGCCAAAAATATCTTAGCCCAAGGCTTCAGCATTGCAAGCGTTTGTGCTGAAATTGGAATTTCTCGCAATCAAGCTTATGTCTGGATCAAAGAAAAGCCAGACTTTGCAGCTGCAATCGAACAAGGCCAAGAACTGGCTCAAAGATTTTGGGAAACACTTCTTGTCTCTGATGCAACTGGAACACTGCCAAAATCACTGCAAGCAAAAAACTCCAAAGGTATAAACACCACAGCGGTCATCTTTGCCCTCAAAACACGCTTCCACAAAGACTACGGACTTCCAGAGCAACAAGTCGTCATTCAAAACAATCTCACTCCATCGACCAGTGATGTCATCAAAGGGCTGGCCTCAGATCCAGAAGCACTTGCCGCTGCGAAAAAAGTCGCCAAAGCCTTGGCAGCAAAAAAAGACTAAGCGTGGAACAAACTCTTTGCTAGCTTTAGTCCATGGTTGATCAAGCATGGAGATGGTTCCCAGACACATATGCACAAAAGATGTCAAAAGGGGCTTGGCAACCATACCGACACCTCACTCACATTCTCGATCAAATTTATCCCAAAATCATCGAAGGCAACGGCAGATTCATCATCAATCTCCCGCCATCCTTTGGAAAGTCTGAGACAATTTCAAAGTGGCTTCCAGCTTGGTATCTCGACAACTTCCCACAAAAAAAAGTAATCCTTGCAAGTTATGCTGATGCACTGGCCTCAACCTTTGGCCGATGGGTGAGAAACTTTTTTGAAACTGAAGAAAACACAATTGCAAAGCTTGCCCCAGACTCCAGTGCGGCCACAAGATTTGATACTACCCTTGGCGGATCAATGCGGACAGCGGGAATCGGCGGAGTGCTTACAGGAACACGCGGTGACTTGATGTTGATTGACGATGCAATCAAAAACTGGGAACAAGCACGCTCTGAAACTTACAGACAAATGATCAAAGATTGGTTTCAAACTGTCTTTATGACTCGACTTGAACCAAAAGCCACAGTCATCATCCTCATGACCAGATGGCATCATGATGATCTCGCCGGCTGGCTCCTCTCCACACAGCCAAACACATGGACTCACATCAAACTCAAAGCACTCGCAGATGAAAATGACCCATTGGGCCGACTGCCAAACGAATCTCTCTGCCCAGAAAGATTTTCAACTGAACAGCTGCTCAAAATCAAAGAGGAAATGCCAAGACAATTCTGGGAAGCTCTTTATCAACAAGAACCATCAATCGAAGAGGGACAACTCTTCAAACGCGAGTGGTGGAAATTTTACGACCAAAGTCCAGCACACCCAATCAAGCTCGTTCAATTCTGGGATACAGCTCAAAAACCTGGACTTACAAACGATTATTCAGTCTGTGCCACTTGGGGCAAATTTCAACACGGATATTATCTTCTCGACTTGTTCAGAAAAAAACTCGAAGCCCCAGACTTGGAAGTTGCAATTGTAGCACAATTCAACAAATGGAAGCCTCATCAAGTCCAAATCGAAGACAAATCAAGTGGCTCGTCCATGATCCAATACTTGAGACGCAATACAACTATCCCAGTAATTGCTTATGACCCAAAGCAAAAAGACAAAGAACTCCGAGCAATCAGAGCAACCTCACTGATCCAATCAGGAAAAGTTTTCTTGCCAAAACACGCTCCATGGCTGAGCGACTTTCTTGCAGAACACGACCAGTTTCCAAACGGCCTTCATGATGACATCGTTGACACAACAAGCCAGATGGCCGAGCATTTTAGTAGCCTTGAAACTTATCAACCAAGGATCACCTTTTTATGACTTTTTTTTCAAGACTTTCAACTTTCTTGGGATTCAAAAATTCAGAAGCAAGAAAAGCAATTGCTGTGCAAAGGCTTGGTCAGCCAGCAGTAACAAATGCAAATTATTTGGGGTTTTCAAAAGAGGGTTATCAAAAAAATGTCACCGTCTATCGCTGCATTCGACTGATTGCGACAGCGTGCGCTGGAATCAAATGGGAAGTGTATCAAAACGGTCGTGAACTTGAGTCACATCCAATTATTGACTTGATGCACTCACCAAACCCTTTGCAAGGCTGGAGCTCTTTTTTCGAATCAGTAATTGCATACTTCAATATCTCTGGCAATTCTTACATCGAAGGCATTGGCCCAACACCAAATGGCCCGCCAACAGAACTCTACCCAATCAGACCAGACATGATGCGCATCATCCCGAACGCACTTGGCGGTGTCGGCGAATACCAATTCAAAACGTCAAACGTCATCAAAACTTGGCCAGCAGACCCAATCACAGGCAAATCAAGAATTCTCCACGTCAAATCGTTTCATCCCACAGACATCTGGTATGGACAAAGCCCAATTGAAGCCGTCATTCTCAATGTCGATCAGGCAAACGCTGCAAACAAATGGAATCTTTCCTTGCTTCAAAACATGGCCTCACCAAGCGGTGTTCTCAGAATTGATGCAACCGAGGCAAACCCAACTGCAAGTCTGACCAGCGAGCAAAGAGCGCAACTTCAAAATGCAATTGAAAGCAGATATTCAGGCGCAAGCAACTCAGGCCGACCGATGATACTCGAAGGCGGCATGAGCTGGCAGACAATTTCACTCAGCCCCCGTGAAATGGAATGGCTTGAGTCAAAAAAAGTCACAAGCGCAGATATTTGCAACGCGTTTGGGGTTCCAGCTCAGCTGCTCGGCTTTGGCCAAACAACATATGCAAACTACAAAGAAGCACGTGAAGCCTTCTACACCGATACCATCTTGCCAATGATGGATCTGTTTGAATACGAGCTCACCAGATACGTCCGCTTCTGGTTCGGCGAGCAATATGAGCTCAAATATGATCGCGATGACATCGAAGCACTCACAGAAAAAAGAGAAGCAAAATACTCAATTATCAATAACTTGAATTTCCTCACCCAAAATGAAAAGCGCATCATGGCTGGCTTTGAGCCAAAAGAAGATTGGGACGTATTCCTGATTGGCTCAAAGCTGATCCAAACGCCAGATGAATTATCTTCGACACCCAATCAAAACATCTCCTCGCTTGCTGAAGAACAAACAACAAAACAAAAAGTGCCAGACAAATTGCAAGAGGGCGAGCAAATAGAAGAATTAATTGAGGCGGCCCTTGATCAACCAATTCAGTGGAAGTCATTCAATCTTCTGACTGAACAAGATCGCCGCAAATCTTGGCGCATGAAAAATCGAATGCGAATGATGCTTGAAAAACCATTTGCAAAGGCATTGGAAGAAGATTTTGAAAAGCTTTCAAAGGCTTTGGCCTCAGCACTTGAGGTTTCTACCAATCCCAAACTGGTTGAACTCTCTTTGCAAAAAGCAATTGATGAAAACTTCGATGATCTTGAACGCACACTCAAACGTTTTATCTCTCTCACCGTGCGTGAATTTGGCGACCCAATCTTGCAAGAGGCAAAATCACTTGGCCTTGTCCATGAAACAAAATCAGCACAAACAAGATACGAATTCTGGGCAAGAGACTACATCAAAACTCAAACAGCAACTCAAATTCAACGCATTGACAACACGACACGAAAGGCCGTGCGTCGAGTTGTAAAACGTCTGACAGAAGAATCTCTCTTGGGAGACGGATTGAGTGAGAGTGAATTTCAAGAAAGACTCTTGGCAGAGTTTGATGAACTCACACCAGCCAGAGCAGCAACAATTGCGCGCACTGAAGTGCATACTGCAAGTGCCAACGCAGAGCTTCACGCAGTTGAGGCGTTGCAAATTCCGGGTATGAAAAAAGAGTGGATTGCCGCTTTGGACGACCGCACTCGAGATGATCATGCGGTCATCAATGGCGAAAAAATTCCAATTGATGAAAAATTTGAGCTTCCTGATGGCAGCCTGATGGACGGCCCCGGTGATACCAGCGCAGATGCCTCTCAAATTATCAATTGCAGGTGTACATTGGGCTTTGGAGTGACATGATAACTCTTGGGCCAAAAAACAGAACTGGACCACAAGGCCCCGCAGGCCCACAAGGGCCACCGGGACCAGTCGGTCCATCAGGACCAGCCCCAGAGCATGAGTGGGATGGAACAAAATTAAGATTCAAAAATCCAGATGGCTCATGGGGTCCGTGGATTGACCTCAAAGGTCCCAAAGGAGAAAAAGGCAAAGACGGCAAGCGTGGACCGCCCGGCCGTGACGGAATTTCTCACGCTGGAAGCTCACAAGTAATCTTGAAAATTGCCTCTGAAAACATCAGCGCAATTCGCTGTGTTTACTTGGTCTCAGATGAACAAGTTGCACTCTCTGACTTTCAAACTTCTGGCAAGCAGCGCGTAATTGGAATTGCAAAATCAGCCGCCCTTGCTGGCGAGCAAATTCAAATTGTCACCAGTGGGATCTTGCAAGATCCCTTCTTTTCAAGTTTTAATCTCAATCAGGCAATCTTTCTTGGCAGCAATGGACAACTCACCCAAACAAGACCAAACAATGGAGTCATGATTGAAGTGGGCTACTATATTGGCAATAATGAAATCAAAGTAGAAATTCATCGACCAATAAAACGCATTGGAGTGTAACGTATGGCTGGAAAATTTTTGAGAATTGGAACTGATCTTATTGAAGAAGCCGAAGGAGTTGTGACGTCAACTGGAACGCCCGACGCCAATCGCTTGGTGTCCACTGGCCCAAACGGCAAACTTCATCCATCAGTCTTGCCTACAGGAGTGGGTCCAGACTTGCTTGTGGCAGAAGCAACAGAAAACCTTGCAGCTGGATCTTATGTGAACATTTTCAATAACGGTGGAACCACTGGAGTAAGACTTGCAGATCGGACAAACGGCAGGCAAGCAGACGGGTTTGTCAAGACTGCGGTGACAGCTGGAAACTTAGCCGAAGTGTTCTTCGAAGGACCAAACGACGCGCTGTCAGGACTCACGATTGGTGCGAGATATTTCTTGGGCACACTTGGTCAAGCAACGGCAACGCCGCCAACAGGTCCAGGCCTTTGGCAATATCTTGGTCGAGCAATTTCAACTACAGCAATCAATACTGATATTGATGATGCAATTGAGAGGATTTAATTGGCTAAGCCTTTAATTATCTCATCAGACAGAGTCAAAGAGCACGATCCTTTTTCAAGGCTCGATTACGACAACTTTTCTTACAAAGAAATTCCAAGCACAGAGACAGTAAGAATTCTTGCTGGACAACAGATGGTGGTCGCCTCGCAAATCAGAGTCGATGGATTTTTGCATATCGAAGGCGAAGCCCTTGTCACCACCATAAGAGATTTTGAGCCAGAAATTGAATTGCCGCCTGATAATTTCAGCTACTATCAAGTGCCAAGTGCGACTACAGTCACAGTGCCACAAAATCAGCAAATGTACGTAAGAGATTTTGTAAGAGTCGATGGTCAGCTTCGAGTCTCAGGTCAGCTGGCCATTGGCAATGCGTATCAAAAATTGCCGCCAAAAAGATTGCCTTCAATTGTCCCTATGCTTGAATCATATCTGGTTGAACAAGACGAGGAATACTCGTTTCGCAATTTTTTAAAAATTGATGGTCAAGTCACAAACAACGGATTTATCACAATAGGAGCTTAAGTTATGGCAATAATTTATGTCGGCAACAGAGCCTTCCCAATCACGCCCAACCCGCAGCCAGGCGACCACTACTTTGGAATGGATACTGCCAATGGCAATCGAATCACAAGGCAAGACTCAAACGGAGTCGTCAAAGACCTCGAAAGTGGTTTGTCTTACACTGACGCAGATGCAGTTGATGCAATTCAAACGGATATCAGAAACCGCACTCAAATTGGTATTCGTAACATTGCTCTGAATGATGAAGTTTACATCAGAAATCTAGCAACAGACACATTTTTCAAAGCAAGAGTTCGTGACTTGCAAAGAACAAATCCAGATCAATACTTTCAAATTTTTGATGACTTTATTGGTGGGGCAACAACAAGTGTTTTCAGCTCTTTTGTGTCTGGATCAGGCGCAAGCCATCAAATTGGAACTTACGGCCAAGATTTAACTGAGTTGGCAATTGGAGTTTTGCAGTCTGATACAGGAACTGTGGCGACAAGTCGTGCTGGCCTTGGCACTGTAAGCGGTGTGGTGTTTCGAGCTGGAGCCGCAAGATTTCTTTATCAGGGAAGGCACGCTCTTGAACAACTGTCATCAGTAACAGAGACTTTTGTGTTCCGCTGTGGATTGACTGACAATTTCACCACGTTTGGTGAAGGCACAAATGGACTTTATTTCAGATACACGGATCTGCAAAACGGCGGAAGATTTGAAGCCGTCAGTCGTGTGGCAGGTGTTGAAATTCAAGCCGTTGATACAGGCTTTGCTCCTGATCTTGACTATCACATTTATGAAGTTGAGCTTGCTGAAAACGGTCAAACTTGTCGCTTCTATATTGACAATGCTTTGGTAGCTACAATTACGGCTCCAAATCTGCCTGGCGGTGGCAATCCTTTTGGCGCAGGTTTTAAAATTGAAAAAACCGTCGGCACTACACAAAGAAACATGGATACCGATTGGATGAGAATTGTAGTTGAAAGGTCGGCTGCAAGATGAGCTTAAATATTGAAGATTATTTATCAAACTTGAATTACAAGGCTGACAACGAAGCCAGCCGTGAGTTTGGCAAAAAACTCATGCTTGCTTTCAAGCAGAAAAATTTGTCAGAAGGGATCAAATGGTATCAAGCTATTCATCTTCATGCTCGACTTCGAGCTTGGATTGTCAACATACCAGAGGCTTTGGGTGGTGGAACTGAAACAGTGGATCTGTTGAATATGATTTTGAGCGGCGACATTGAAACTGCTTGTCTGTCAGCTCAATTTGGCAATCCAGACGACATGAAAAGTCCCCTGCATTGGGTCACGCAAGAGCGAATTGACTGGTGTGTTGGCGAAATGAAAAAATTTCTTGGATGGGCTTGATATGGACTGGCAGCGGCGAACCAGAATTTTCATCATCGGGGCTTTGGTTGCAATTTTTCTTTATGATGTTATTGCAATGGTTCGTGGCGGAGATGAGGCAGCAATCAGTTTTCAAGTAATGCTTTGGTCTTATCAATACCCAGCTTTCACTTTTATCAGCGGCTTTATCATGGGACATTTGTTTTGGCGGATCAAAGACAAGCCGCAGACAAAAGACTTGGGGCAGTTGTGATTGAGGTTGGCTCACCAATTCCACTGGCAATAAAACTCTTTGACGAAAACCCATCGGCAAAAGTGCAAGCAACACTTTACACAATTGACGGCGAAAGACTTGAAAGTGTTGCCATGTTCCACGTAGAAAAAGGGCTTTATCTCAATACAATGGTCCCGATGCCAGATCAAAAAGTTGTGGCCGTCTATGAGGTCACCAATTCGGAAGAATATGCTCAATCAGCGGAGCTGTTTTTGCCCAAGCCAAAAGTCCAGCCTGAAGAGTCTTTCTTGCAAGGCATTGTCATTGAGCGAAGCAAAGATCAAACTTTTATCCAAGGGGTGATCTATGAAGTTGCAAATTAAAAACGAGTTCGGCTCCCCTTTGGTCTTGCAAGGAGTCAAGTCGATTGCCGTAAGATTTGAGTATGAAAACGGTGAAATTCTCGAAAAGCGCAATGCCAAGATTCTTGATGCCGCAGAGGGCAAATTTGAAATTGACCTCGATGATTTTGAGATTCAAGGTTTAAAAGTGGGGGAAAAGCAATCTTTTTATGCTTTGGTCCACATTGGTGATGACATTTACAAAGTGATTTTTCGCGAAGGTTTGAATGTTTATCTTTCAGACCACGGAAGGAAGAAAATTGTATGACACCAAAAGTTGAAATCAAAAGTTTCGCTCTTGAAATCAAAGATGCTGATTCAAACGGTATTATTCGCGGCTTTGCTTCGACTTTTGGCAATGTGGATTTAGGAAATGATGTTGTCGATAAAGGTGCCTTCAAAAAATCAATCAGAGAGTCGAAGGGCTTGTGGCCAATTTTGGCAGATCATGATCCAACAAGACAAATTGGCTGGAATCTTCGAGCAGAAGAGGATGACAAAGGCCTTTATGTTGAGGGCAAGCTAGATTTGAATGTGCAAGCCGCTCGCGAAAAATACTCACTTGCAAAATCTGCCCATGAATTGGGTGCAAAGATGGGCTTGAGCATTGGCTATATGGTTGTCAAAGCTGAGCCGGATCGGGAAAAGCCCATGATCAGGCGGATCAAGGAAGTAAAGTTATTTGAGTATTCGCTTGTGACATTCCCAATGAACACCGAGGCTATGATTACAAATGTGAAATCAAGCTCTGACTTTGGAAGAATTTCCGCACTCAAAGAACATTTTAATTTGCTAAAACAACAAGGGTTTTCTGATTATGAGATTAAGCGAGCACTTCTTGATGAAGCCGCTCAAGATGAGATTGATCCGAGCATTGCTCAATCACTCAAAAATTTAATCGAAACAATCAGAAGATAAAAATTTTTTGAAAGAAAAGGAGACACAAAAATGGAAATTTCAAAAGTTGTTGCTGACTTACAAGCAGCTTTTGCTGAATTCAAAGCAGCAAATGACGCTCGCTTGAAGTCAATTGAAACAAAGGGTTTTGCCCCTGCTGACTTGGAAGAAAAAGTGGCAAAGTTGAATGAAGAAGTGCAAAAAAAATCAGAAGAAATTGCTCAACTCAAAACTGCCATGTCCCGCACTCAAAGGACTGAAACAAAAGAGGGCAAAAGTGAGCATGAAATCAAAGCTTCAAAAATGATGGATGCCTACCTGCGAAAGGGCCATCATGAAATGGAGCTCAAAGCTCTCTCTTCTGATTCTCAAGAAGATGGTGGACTGCTGGTTACGCCTCAGCTTTCAGACGAAATTGTCACAAAGATTTATGAAACTTCTCCCGTGCGGCAATACGCGTCAGTTCAAACCATCAGCACTCATGCCTTAGACATCCTTCAAGACTTGGATGAGGCTGGAGCTGGCTGGGTTGGTGAAGTTGAAGGACGCACTGAAACTGACACTCCAAAATTGAATCAAATTCAAATTCCAGTTCATGAGTTGTACGCTGAGCCGAAAGCCACTCAAAGACTTTTGGATGACGCAGCTTTGAACATCGAAGCGTGGCTTGCTGAAAAGGTGGCCGATCGATTTGCTCGTCTTGAAAACGCCGCGTTTGTTGCTGGTGATGGTGTGAAGAAACCAAAAGGTTTCCTCTCATATCCAGCAGGCACTGGATTTGGGCAGATTGAGCAAATACCGTCATTGGCTGCAAACAACATCACTGGAGACGGTTTGATCAATTTGGTTTATTCTTTGAAAACTGCGTACAAGCCAAATGCCAGATTTTTCATGTCTCGTGACGCTATCAAAGCGGTGAGACTTTTGAAAGATGCAGACGGTAGATATCTTTGGGCGCCAGGAATTGATGGTCAAACAGCTGGATCAGTTTTGGGCTATGAAATTGTTGAGTTTCAAGATATGCCAGTTGTTGCACCCAACAATCTTGTTGTCGCCTTTGGTGATTTGCAGCAGGGATATCAAATTGTCGATCGAATTGGAATTCGAGTGCTTCGAGATCCTTTCACAGCAAAGCCTTTTGTGAAGTTTTACACAACCAAGCGCACTGGTGGCGGCGTGAAAAATTTCGAAGCCATCAAGTTGCTAAAAGTGGCCGTATCGTAAGGAGTAAACTATGTGGAAAGATGTTAAATTCAAAACCTATCACAAATTGGTGGTTGCACCTCAGACAGTGACTGCTGACGTAAACTCTGCGTCAGTTGATACCCAAGACTTGAGCAGCCTTGGCTTTCTTGTCGCGGTAGGCGCATTTACATTCACAAACACCAACAGAATTGACCTTAAACTGCAACATTCAGACGATGGCACAACCTGGGTCGATGTTGCGCAAGAGCATATTTATGCAGACACAACAGCTCCAATTGTAAAATCACTTGTTGCTGCCGATGATGCTTCAAAGACTCACTTGGTTGAGTATAGAGGGGGGAAGCGATATGTCCGCTTAGTACTCGATGTAAGCGGCACTGTGTCAGTTCCAGCAAGTGCGATTGCAATTTCTCTTGATCCAGAGAAGATGCCACCGTTATAATGTAAGACAGCTTTAGCAGATCCCGCTAAATTGTTGGTTTGGCCTCGAGGAGCAATCCTCGAGGCTTTTTTTTAGGTCAAAATTGAAGCCAAGATTTGTTTTCAACTGAAGTCTCTGCCGTTGGCTCAAAGTCGAGGCTATTGTGCTGTTTCCGTTTATTTTTTGCAGAGACAATCAAATCACTTCGAATCTTTTTCGTCATGAGATGAAGCACTGGGAGCAATGCCTCAAGCATTGGGTGATTGGGTTTTACTTCATGTATGTGCTTTGTTATTTTGTAAATAGGCTCAAAGGCATGAGTCATTTTTCAGCTTATTTTTGGATACCGTTTGAGATTGAAGCAAGAAAGGCAGAGCGTGAAAAAGAAAGCAGTGTATTTTTTGAGACGAGTATACGGTGAAAACAAAGATTTTGGGCCGATTATGTATCAGCCTGGCGTCATGTATTTGATTGACTCAGAAGAAGCAGATACAATTTTGGCAAGTGGGCTAGGTTGGGAAGCTGGGGTCAGGGATGAAACTAAAACAATTGCAAAAGCCGACACAGAAAGTTGTAAGCCTCGAGGAAATAAAAGATCATCTAAGGATCGACGGCACCGCAGAAGACAATCTGCTGACTCGAATCATTGACGCGTGCACAGAAAGACTTGAGCAACACTGCAATCAAAAATTCTTAGCCCAAGATTGGGTCCAATACTTAGACTTTTGGCCAAAGTCTGCTCGAGATATTTGGTGGGACGGTGTGAGAGAAGTGCCAGTCTCTGAACTTTATGGCGAAGCATCGTCAATTCAGCTTTTGATTGGTCCAGTCATTGAGGTGATTGAGTTCAACACTTACAGCGACAGTGGAGTGCCAGTTTTGTTCCCGCCTACGTCCTACATTGTCGACAACACTGGACCTTGGGGTAGAATTTCTTTGCCGATGGGTGGCGTTTGGCCAACTACAATTTTGCGAAAAACAAATGCTATTGAAATAAAATTCAAAGCAGGTATGGCAACAACACCTGATCAATTGCCAGCTGGAATCAAGCAAGCAGTTTTGTCTTTGGCCGCTTACTATTACGAACACCGCGGTGATGAAAAGCAAGTCAAACTGCCACTTGAAGTGGGACTCTTGATTGCACCATATAAGTTTGAAAGGATTGGTTTGAGTGGACATTAAGATTGGTGAGTTGCGGCATCGCATCAAATTTCAAAGGCTTTCGCGTGCAAGCGATGGTCAAGGCGGTGCTCTTGTCACTTGGAGCGATCTTCAAACTTGTTGGGCAAAGATCGAATCAAGTCTTGGGGATGAGTCTCAATTTGCAGAAAAACTGAGAGACACAAAGCAGTTGAAAATTACAATTCGCAACACTTTGGATTTCGAAATTCAAAAAGCCATAGATAGAATTGAGTTTGAAGGTCGCTACTTTCAAATCAAATCGATTGAAAATGTTGATGAGCGAAAATTTTGGATCCGGCTAAAAGTTGAAGAGGGGGTAGCTTCGTGAAGTTTAAGCTCAAACAAAAAGTTGTCCCCAGTTTTCTCAAAGATGCAAAAAAAATTATCGAGGCTCAAAAATTGAAAGCTGCTAGAATGGCATGGGCTTTGGCGTTTGAAATTCAAAAAGAGGCAAGACTTTTGATTGCAGACAATACAGATGGGACGCCGACTCTGAGAAATTCTGGTGGAAGATCGAGGGTTGTAAATGTGTCAAACCCGGGTGAGCCACCTAACTTGGATACTGGCCGCCTCAACAAGTCGATATTGGTAGAGCCAGCAAAACCCAGCGCAAAAGACAACGCAGTTTACGTTGGCACCAATTTGGAATATGGAAAATTTTTAGAATTTGGAACCGCAAGTATGGCACCGCGACCTTGGCTTTATCCGGCTTATCTCAGTGTTATGAGCAGAAAAGATGAAATTTTAGATTCAATCAAAGAAAGTGACAAATGACGTGGGCACCGATTGAAATTCAAAAAGCGATTTATGAAACGCTTGCAAATGATACTCAATTGCAGCCGTTGATTACTGGTGTTTTTGATAGTGCTGCAGTCCCTCAAAATCAAGAATTTCCTTATGTAACAATTAATCCAGGCCAGCTTGTTGATCGGTCAAGTCATACTCATCGTGGATTTGAAACGCAAATTCAAATAGACGTCTGGGATCAGTCAGAAAATTGGGGCAGAAAGAGAGTCCAGCTTATTCAAAAAGAGATTGATCGGCTGCTTCACGACGTTACAATCTGTATTGAGGGTTGGAACATTATCAGCTTGCGACAAATTCAAGTTGAAGCATTTGTTGACATCGACAATGTCACAATGCACGGAGTGCAGAGATTTAAATTGATGATAGGAGAAGCATAAGATGGCACTTTGTAACACAATTCAAAACGAAGTTGGTGGAAAAGACCTGCTCTTAAAAAAAGCAAAATGCTTTGAAACAGGGGCGACAACAAACAACTCCAGCGCACTCACATTGACAGCCCATGGCGCAAAAGTTGGGGATCTGATCAAGTTTGTAACTGTTGGAGCTTTGACAGCCGTCAACACTGATGATTATTACTTAG